CTGAAGTCTTATATTTATAAGAACCTCTTCAGGTATTTGAGTCGTTTCTTTTGCCTGAAATTGTGCCAAAATTTCTCGAAAATGGTTTATTCTTTTATACGCATAAAAACATACTTCTTTAGGTGGTTCTTTATAACTAGGTTTTTCATGCTCCACCAAAAACTGTTTTTGTGTTCCACAATTATTACAAATAACAAGTCCTTTATAATCTACTAGTATCCACTCACCTCCACAATATTCACATATTTCATGATTAATCATATAATTATTAATATTTAAATGACCTTCATCCAAATTTATCAAATATTTGTTAATATTTGTTTCATCTGTTGTTTTTGTGTTTTCTTGTTTATTAGGATTAAAAAAAGAATGTAAAATCGTCTTTTTATCAATATCAATACCTTCAGACGTTTTTTTCTTTTTTTCAAAATATTCAAATATTATCTCTGAATTTTCCAATAGATATTCTTTTTTTAAAGTTTTTAAATTTGCTACTTTTATTTTGATTTCCCTTATTTCATCCTTTATGTTTAGCATATCTTCAATATTTGTGGTTGTTTTTAACTTTTTCTTTAGTTTTTTTTTCCGTTTTAGTAATTTAGGGATTTTTTCAGACGTTATATTTTCAAATTCTTTCATTTTTTCATTATGCTTACTATCTAATGTAACATTCGCATTTTTCTTCATTTTAATTTTTTTATTAGCTTTAGGTTTAAAATTTGGCATTGTATATATTAATATTAATCGCAAATTATTTAATTTAAAATAAATTAAATTGTTAAAAATCGTTATAATTTAACGAAGTTTTTCTCAAAACTTATATATGGATGTTGATATAAATATTGATACAAATAATATGAAAATAGACTGTATTATGTTGCAAAAAATGATATTTATACACAATGCTTTAGATAAAGGATGGGCTATAAAGAAAAAAAACCATGTTTATGTATTTACAAAAAATCACGAAGGTAAGAAGGAAGTCATGCTTGAAGATTATTTACAACGCTTTATGCTCGATAATTTAGACATTAGTAAAATTAAATAATAAAATTTAATTAATTAATTAATTAATTAACTTTCTCAAATTTTTTTTTCTTTAGCAATATTATAATAATATGGGTGGTGGACTTATGCAACTAGTAGCTTATGGCGCACAAGACGTTTATTTAACAGGTAATCCCCAGATCACTTTCTGGAAGGTTACCTACCGCAGACACACTAACTTCGCAATGGAATCGATTGAACAAACTTTTAACGGACAAGCCGATTTCGGTCGCCGAGTCCAATGCACTATCTCCAGAAATGGTGATCTTGCCTACAGAACATACCTTCAGGTTACTCTCCCTGAAATCAATCAGAGCGATAGCGTCGATTCCGTTTTCGCCCGTTGGTTAGATTTCCCCGGTGAACAGATGATCTCTATGGTTGAAGTCGAGATTGGTGGTCAGCGCATCGACCGACAGTATGGTGATTGGATGCACATCTGGAATCAGCTTACTCTTACCAGCGAACAGGAAGCCGGTTACCACAAGATGATCGGACAGACCAGTCAGCTTACTTACCTCACAGACCCTGAGTTCTCTGATGTTGCAACCGCCTGCGGTTCTGCCAACGTCCCTGAAGCTGTTTGTGCTCCTCGCAACGCTCTCCCAGAGACAACACTTTATGTTCCTCTTCAGTTCTGGTTCTGTCGCAACCCTGGACTTGCTCTTCCTCTTATTGCCCTCCAATACCACGAGGTCAAGATTAACATCGAGATCCGTCCTCTTGATGAATGCCTTTTCGCAGTTACTGGTGTCGCTAGCTCCGGTAGCAGTTCGAAGAAGGTTACCAACGCTTACGCCAAATCTCTCGTAGCTGCTTCTCTCTACGTTGATTACGTTTTCCTCGATACCGATGAGCGCAGACGTATGGCACAGAACCCACACGAATACCTCATCGAACAACTTCAATTCACAGGCGACGAATCCATCGGTTCTTCTTCAAACAAAGTCAAGTTGAATTTCAATCACCCATGTAAAGAAATTATCTGGGTCGTTCAGCCTGATATGCACGTCGCATACTGTGACTCATTCCTTGAAGGACGTCTTATGCACCGTGCTCTTGGTGCCCAACCTTTCAACTACACCGACGCAGTTGATGCCCTTCCTGACTCCATTCTTGCCTACGGTTCATCCGGACAGAGTCGTGGTGGGGCAGCTGTCGTTGATGGTTCCGGTCTCTTCGCCGATACGCTCTCCGTCGATATCTCTGGTGGTGTGTACCACACTGGTGCCGGCAACGCCCAAGCAGACCAGCCAACCTATGACGGCGAAATGAATGATAATTCTCTTGGTGGAGCCATCGCAGGTAAAATTTCTAACGGACTTACCGATGCTGGTGTCTTTGTTCTTGCCGAGACTGCCCTCAACATGCACTGCTGGGGTGAAAATCCAGTTGTTACTGCTAAGCTTCAGCTTAACGGCCAGGATCGCTTCTCTGAGCGTGAAGGAACCTACTTCGACCTCGTCCAGCCTTACCAGCATCACACACGTAACCCAGACACTGGTATCAACGTTTATTCGTTCGCCCTTCGTCCAGAAGAGCACCAGCCATCTGGAACCTGTAATTTCTCCCGTATTGACAACGCTACTCTTCAGCTTGTTGTCTCTGCTGCCGCTATTGGTGGAACACAGACTGCCAAAGTCCGTGTCTATGCCACTAACTACAATGTCCTTCGTGTCATGAGCGGTATGGGCGGTCTCGCATATAGTAATTAAGTTAATTTTTGTTACCATTTATGGTCTCAAATTTTAGTTTTAATCTTTTAATTTATTAAAAATCATATAATTTATAAAATTTTATGATTATTTTTAACAAGAAAAAATTGAAATAAAATCAACACATAATAATTAATTATAAATGGATTTTTATGAACTATCATGCACAAACGCCATTACAAAAGTTTCTCTATGTGATAAAGATTTTGTAGAAAGTTTTAAAGGAACTTGGTATTTATGGAAACACGGAGGATATATTAGAATATGGTATAAAGGCAGACATAGATTTTTACACGATTTAATTATGAGAAGAATGGAAGATAAACCAAGTGATAAATATTCAGTAGATCATATTAACCAAGATAAATTAGATAATAGAAGAGAGAATTTGCGTTGGGCTACTCAATCACAACAAAATAGAAACAGGGGCAAGAAAAACAGAAGCAAAATAGCTCGTCCATTACCAGAAGGATTAACTCAGGATATGATGCCAAAATATGTGAATTATAATAAGGAATGCTATAATAAAGAAAAAAACTTGTGGAGAGAGTTTTTTAGAATTGAAAAACACCCGAAATTAACTAAAAAATGTATTTCAAGTTCCAAATCTTCAAAGCTAACTATATTAGAAAAATTAGATGATATTAAGGAAAAATTGAATAACTTGAATAATTTAATTAATAATACTTAGTTATATTATATGAATGATATTCTTATATTCGCACTTAATGGTGGTGGTTGGGCTTTAAAACCAATATTAGAAAAAATATCAGTAGATAAACTCGGTCATTATTATTTCTCATTTTTAAGATATTTTATAAGTGGTATTATAGCCGTCCCTTTCCTTATACACCATTATTATTTTAATGGATTCCCAAAAGTATATAAAAATGATGCCAAATTATTTTTTAAAGATGTCGTTATTTGGGGAACAATTGTGAGTGTTGTCGCAATAGCAGCAATTATGGCAAATTATTACTTATTAGAGAAATACGATTCTTCCTTTGTAACTCCAATTGCGGAAGCAATTCTTCTAATTTTTAATGCCTTGTTTTCTGTGTGGATCCTTGGTGAAAAATTTACAACCGATATGGGTATTGGATTGGGTTGTATTATTTTAGGCATTCTCTTTATTTACAGAGGAAAGCTTAAATTATTTTAATTACTAAAAAATTATATTTTACAAATCATTTAAATAATTTAGCACATTTATAATTATAAGAATGCAGATTTTCGTAAAGACTTTGACAGGAAAAACAATTACACTTGATGTTGAACCGAGTGATACGATTGAAAATATTAAAACCAAAATCCAGGAAAAAGAGGGAATTCCACCGGACCAACAACGCTTGATTTTTGCTGGAAAACAATTGGAAGACGGTAGAACACTATCCGATTACAACATTCAAAAGGAGGCGACGCTTCATTTAGTTCTACGCCTTCGTGGTGGAGTTATCATTTACTAGTCGTATAATAATTGAATTATGTTTAACAATTATTATATATGAAAGATTTAAAGTATTGTATTTGGTTTTGTCCGGATGGATATCACCCATGGAATTATTTTACTAGCGGCTTTCCAGCTCACCTTAGTTTAAAAACTAATTTAAATTATAGCACCGCATTAAATTTATTTACTAAAATTAAAAAACAAGAGATAGAAGTAGAATTTGATAATTTAATGTGTGACGAAGATAAAAACGTTCATACTATGTTTTACACGTTGAAACCTCCAAAAAATAAACCAGATTGGTGGCCGAAAAACCCACATATATCTTTTTATTATAAATATAACGAAAAAATTTTACCCAATGAAGTTCATCAATTGTATTATAATTTAAAACACAAAAAAGGGGTATTAAAAAATATTTATCTTATGAAATGTTCTGGTCATCACAAAAAATGGCAAATAATTCTTAAAAAATAATATCAATTACAATTCGAACATAGTTCATCAATACACGCATTTTTACTGTTTCTACAACATCCATATTTTGTAGATTCACATCCACTACCCTCAATTTTGACTTTTTTTAATTTTAAATATACAAAAAAAGCTAAAAAACATCCTAATACAATTGCAGCAATAAAAACTTCTTTATTTTTCATTATAATATAATATAATATTTAAAATTATTATATAAATAACCGATTCATATTTCTAACTTCAGGTTTATTATCGTCTTTTGTATATAATTTAAGAATCAAATCATCATCCCTAACTCTTAATGTATAATTTTTTTGACTACTACTTCTTCCAACTCGTCCAAATGCCTGAATCATTTTTTCTTGTGTCATATTCATCAAATCTTTACTTAAATATCCATGGCAAAACTGATAATTTGTTCCATAAATATAATCTGTTGATGCTATAATCAAATATAATTTTTGTTTTTCTGCTAATTCTTTCATAATATCCATATATTCTTTGTCTGGGTGTGTTTTAAATACACCAATACCCATCAATAATAAAATTTTCCATTCTTTATTTACATTTAAATACATAATTTTTTCTACAATATTATCTTCTATATCGCTTTTAAAAGCGGTTGATGTGTCTTTATCGTGCGACCATTCCCTAACATGTGCTTGACTATTAGGGATAAATTTTTGTGCTAACTCTATGCTATGGATTTTTGCCTTTAATTCTACAACTTTTTTGGTATAAGTTTGTTGTGCTTTATAATCGCTGGAATCTTTCATTTTAGATTTATCTTTTCCCAAATCTTCTGAGCCCATTTTGTCTCTTCGTTGTTGTTCGTTTTTTTCTACCTTTTCTAAATCTATCATATATCTTTCATTTCTTGTCATTACTTTAATTATATTATCTAATTCGCTTTCGGGAATATTCGATGCTCGTAAATAAAATCTCCCCATTCTTTCAACATCTTCTGTTAAGAATATAGTAGGACCATCTGTTAAACTATAAGCATCTGATGTGGTGATTTTGATTACAGACTTATACATTCTTGATCTATTATCCTGAAATTTTTTATAGATTGTATCATAATTATCTTTTATTAATAGTAAAATTCTTAGATAATAAATTTTCAAATTAATAATTGTTATTTCTGACACATTTTCAAAATAATTGTCTATCAGATATTCATCAGCAATAAATTTCTTTTTGTTAATATAATAAATAAATTTAACCATATCTTCTACATCTATATGACGCAAAATGGTTTTATTTTTTTCAATATGTCTAGCACATTTTCTTAATTTTTTGAAATCTTTGTAAATATAATGAGGCATAACAATATTGCCTGTCGCATCCAAGATTGGTATCGATTTTTTACATTCATAACTTATAATTTCTTCCACGTTATGTGTTTTAAATTTACTCTGAAAACTTCTTGTCATTGGTAAAATTTCATCCATATTAGGTAATGTAGCCGATGAAAGAACCACATTTGGGATATAATTTTGATTCCAATTTCTTTGTAATATTTCATGAAATTCGTGAGTATCATAATCTAATGTAATTGTTGGTTCGTCCCAATACCATACTATATCTTGAGGT